AAAATATAAAATTTGTAAAGAGCTACGTCCGAAAGGATCACGCCAAGATTTATGACCTTGACACTTCGTCCATAGCCGAGAGGAGGCTCTCGGAGCAGGTAGAGAAGACCGTAAGATCTGTTCCTCAACCTGTTTCTTTACTTCAAAGAACAGACGCTCTGGTACGTGGACTTGACCTTATAATGGAACATCATAAGGTAGACCAAAGTCTACGAGAGACGCTGGCAAAGCAGTGTCATTCTTATTTAGATACTTCTGATGACGAGTCAGTGTGGCTTAAGAGATGTAAACATCTCTTGACCTACCCACTCGCCAAGTATTTAAAGAACGACCCCCCCCCGCCTCCTGATAGCGTGTTTAAGCCTACAGGAGCTCTCCGTGGTTGGATGAAAGCACGTTTGAATGCATTCAACCGAAGAAATACCCATTTCTGGTACTCTTGGTTTCAAGCTAAGAGATCTACTCTTCCTCTTTCGGAAGATATTATAGACCAGACCTATGATAAACACCTCGCTACACTGACAACTGTGGACAGTGGCGACGATGACACCATCACGAGCATCTTCCGTGATTCTACTTTCCTCAACATCCTCATAAAGGTTAGAGAGAGAATTAGAATGGAGTTTGCGCGAAAAGGGCAAGATCTGTTTTCAGAACGAACCCCGACAAATTCAGCAACTTTTGAAGCTGGTCGAGATTTTGGTGGTCAGAAAAGTGTATTAAGAGAAGTGGCCGGACTGCCGGTTCATCATGTTGAGAACTCAAAAGCTCAGCATTATCCTTCCTTTGATTTTACTTTAAAAGGTGAGAAATTAGTTCAAGCTTACATGCGTCTCAATCAGGAAAGCCATTTCGGTGATCCTGTACTTTGTCATTATCCGTCGTACGGCTCTGATGACCGAGGAAGACATGTAATCGCTGATTTTCCCGTCTTACATCATATGGAATATCGAACTTGGGTATTCGCCCCAGACTGTGTGATCGCAAACAAGTGCACTTCAGTGTACAACAGTTATGGTGAGCAAGAGTGGAAGACACTCTCGGAGATCAAGAAGATCCTTGACCCCAACAAGACCTTAGATTGTACAATTCAGGCAATCTTAGAACCTAACAAGGTACGAGTTATATCGAAAGGGAATGCCCTACCGTACTATTCTTGTAAGCCTCTTCAACAGATCATTCGTGAAGAGCTATATAAGTTTCCTTGTTTTAGGTTAATTGGTCGTACCTTCAGTCCTACAGATCTTTATGATCTGGCTGAAGATGTCCCTACTGACTGGACCTGGAAGTCTGTTGATTACTCAGCAGCTACAGATGGTCTTTCTTATAAATATTCAGGAGCTATATTTAAATACTTAATTGAAGGTATCCCTGAAGAATGGCAAAAGACCGCTCTCCAAGTCCTTGGACCACACAATCTTTACTACCCTAAGAAGGGAGATAAGACTGGTAAAGTTGAGTTCCGCGGAACACAACAAAATGGTCAGTTGATGGGCTCCATCCTTTCCTTTCCAATACTCTGCCTCGCAAATCTTGGTGTTTATCTCAATGCCACTTACTCCCTCCATCGAAAGATGGAATGGACTAATGAGCAACGGATTAATCACGTTTTGATAAATGGTGATGACATGCTATATGCATCGCCTAAAGATTTGTGGGATGAGCACGTGAGTATCGGTAAGAAAGTTGGTTTGGAAATGTCAATTGGTAAAGCCTACCAACATAGAGAGTATATTAATATAAACTCACAGTCAGTACACTTCCCTCTTCATTTAGGGGAGAAGTTAAGACATCCCTACGCGATCAATTACTTAAATACGGGACTCTTCTTTGGATTACATAAAGTCCAAGGTAAAACAGAAGAGGGTCC